ATATGTCAGATGCCACCAAATAAGATTCTTCTTTAACAAATTCATTAGTGGGTCTGTCGTAGATAGGAATTCCTGGTTGGCCATTAAAACCTGGAGTATAATAATAAAGTCCTGTCCAAACTCCAATTAATTTTTCTTCTCCATTAACATTCGCATAAACTTTTCCTGTTTCTTTATCAACTCGACTAATTTGTGCATTTTGTTCTTGTAAATTTTCACCAGTTGTTGTTGCTACAGTACTGGATGGAGTTGATCCTTTTAATGCATTAATTTTTGAATTTGTTTCAGAAATCTGTTTACTTTTTGCGTCTATTTCTACTTGTATTGATTTACTACTTTCATTCAAATTAGTAGATTTTGTTTTATTATTTCTTACTTCTTCAGTTAACGCATTGGATTGTTGAATAAGTTCTCCTCTTTGAGTAGCCACTGTTTGAATAGCTGTATCGAATTCGTTTTGAATATCGGTATTATAAAACTGTTGATATTCTTCTAAAGTGGCAAAAGATTGAGTTTCACCTGAAGGTATTCTCCCATCTGAAGTTATTTCCGCGTTGTTAGAATTCCAAAGAACTTTTGCAGCATTATTACCACTGGACAATAAACTTTGATATCTATTTCTTATGGTGGTTTCTTCTACGTTTTTTTCATCTATTCTTAATCCTAATTCTTTTATTGAGCTGTTTAATGATGTTACAGTAATTGGATCATCAAGATTTTGAGATTCATCATTAGTTGAATTTAAATCATTTTTTAATTGTTGTAGTTGAGATTCGTACTCAGCTTTTTGATTTTCAAGTTCTTGTATCTGTGAATCCAGTGTTGCTTGTTTTTGGTCATTATAAGCATTAAAAGAATTTATAAACTTTTCTGTTTCAGGGTTATAGACAAGAAACGGTAAAGGACTCTTTACTTTATTTCCAGTTTTTGTATATTGTGAAGTTGGGTACCAAGTTATATTTTGATAACTACTAAAACTAAATTTTACTTTTACAATCGAACCAATTTGTTGTACAGATTGAAAATTTTGAATTTGTCCAGAAAATGCCCAAGGAAGATGTTCAACTTTAGTTCTAGTGCCTGTTAAATCATGGTAGCCAAAAATAAAAACCCTCAATCTAGATTTACCTAAAGGGTCTACATTATCAACAACCACTCCCTCATATTCTTTATTTTCTTCAAGCAACATTATAGTCCTCATTTAAATAGTTATTTCTATCATACATTACATTGTTTTCACTTCTGTTTGAACTGTTTGTGCAAGCCTCAAAAATGGTTTCATGAATTCCATTTGGTTTTATCATGTGTCGTGAAGAAACAATCATATAACTTCCATATAAAGTTCTATCCCAATTATCTTCACCTGGAGTTTTTTGAGAAAATTTAGGTACATGCAAGAAAACGTTGTTTCCAGAACATAACAAAAAATTACCTGGCACAACAAGTTTAACTCTCTGCGACGAAAACAAACTGAAGATTGCTTTTCTTTGAAATACAATATTTTCATAATCGATTCTTTTTTGCGAAGAATCTTCGTCATTATTTTTAATACTTTCATCAAAATCAGCCAATAAATTTGTTGTGCCTTTTATAAACGAAGCATCAAAATGTGAGTTCATTACAGAACCATCATATGTTCTTATATTACCAACTGATGGTGCAGAGTTTTCTGGACTTCTAGGATGATTTATACTGTCATATGTAAACAACATTTCAACATAATCATGCGTTTGTGGATCAAAGGCTTTATATTTTCCACCATAAACTCCCTTTTCAATATTATCTAACAAATCAAATTGTTGTAAAACTTCGAAATGTCTGACACCCAAAAAATCAGAAACTTCTTCTGAAACGTTTAAATTTTTAGGATTAAAATTTATATCAAATACAGACTTTTTTTCCAAAAGATTTCTCAAACTTGCAAAATTGTAACCAAAAAGATTCTCAAAAAATAAAAATCCAGGAGTTCCTTTTTCATCAATCGCCAGTTTAGCAACCTCTGTTATGGCCTTAATCGGCGAAACTGTTGGAAAAACAATTTTCTTTATACCTAAAGAAGAATCAAAAATACCATCTTTTATTTTACTATCTGGTGCTTTCATATAATCTCTCAATATGAATAGAGCAATCTCAGATAAAGTTTTATCTCCAAAAGATTGACAAACTCTTGTTACAGTTGATTGAATGTATTCTTCGGAAACAAAATGTAAGATATAAGTTTCAGAATTTAAATTAACCATTTTTCTATTGGTCAGTTTATAAATCCTGAATATTCTTTTTATACTTAATTCATCGTCATTAGTTTTACCGATGTTTAACAAAAGAAACTCATTACCATCCAAAAGTAAATTGTGTATCAATCCACTTGAATCTTTTATGAGAATATTGCCGTTAAGACAAGGTTGAAAAATAGAATCGAAGATGTTTATTTCTTCATATAATTGTGTTATATCTTCTGTTTTTCCATCTTTAGTACTGATTTTTAATTCTTTTATTCTAAAACCAGTAGATTTAAAATAATCTAATTCCATGTTATTTCATTAGTTGTCTGAATTCTTTTTCAACAAAAGGTACGAATTCTTGTTTTAAGAGTTTAATTTTTCTTTTTTCTTCATTACTTTCTATTTCATAATCATAATATGTTTTTGTTCCTCTAGTTCTTCTCAATTCTATTTGTGTAGTGTCACTTAATGTGTAGTTATTTGAAGTAACTGGAGAAGTATTTGCGTAATCTTGTTGAGTTATAATTATTGTTTTTTCCTCACTTTTTCCAGTGCTTATTATAGTTTTCTTCTCTTTTACAAAATATTCTTTAACATTAGATTCTGCCCATTGAATACCTGTAACAGAAGTATTTGCTGTATTAGCATATTCACTGGTAGAATATTTTAAATCAATATATTTGTTTAATGCATAACTGTTCATTGGCCAATCATTTGATGGATTTATTATATTATTCACCATTAATATAATCCAGTGCCTCTCAGCTGAATTATAAATTTTTGAAGCAAGTATTTCAGGTGTTTCACCTTCAGGAACGATATAGTCGTAATATACTACAGAGTTTTCTTTAAAAGCTTCATTAAATTTAAATTTGAAAGTTAAGTTTGTAACAACATCAACAGAAGTTTTGTCGTTATCGTAAAAATAAGGAACTTGAGGAAAGTAATTAAAATATTTTGCCATTTTTTATCTTAAATCGCCGGACGACATACGAGTTTCAACTGAAGAACTTCCACTTCCAGAAAAATCTGTAACTGAAAGTCCACCTTTGTCGTCGTAAGTTTGTTTTGTGAGTATTTCTGTTTCTTGAAAAACTAACGATAATTTTATACCAACAGGAGTGCCTGTTTTACCTAAAGTGGGTACTCCAGCGTTACCAGGAACTTCGTAAGCTGACCAACCATTAGGTGCATAATCAGTTTCAATTGAAGTTAAAACACAAGTAGAAATTGGTGGAATATTAGGATTTATTCTACCGTTGTAATAAAATTTAATATCAAATTCTGAAGGAGGAACTAAAAAGAAAGCACCTAATCCTCCAGCAGCACCTTCCTGTAATAATTCTGGTGCTTGGTGAAATCTTAACCTGTTTAAAATTCTATGTATCTCTAAAGCTTCTTTTGAACTTCTTGGATACAACATAAAATCAAATCTAAATTCTCTAAATGATGGAGAAGTATAAATTAATTCTAATTGAGGATTAATTACTGTTCCTGTGGCAGCAGCAAAAACTGCTGTGCCTGCATTACCACCAAAATTTTGTAACGCTCTAGAAGCGATAAATGGAGTTATATTTTTAATAGTCTCTTTTAATTTATCTCCCTGAAAGTCTTTTAAATAACTATATCCTGCCGCAGCGGCCGACAACAAAGCCAAAGGAGAATTTCCAAATTCAAGAGAAGAGTACTGTTGATTGTGAGTAAAACTTAAAGTATCTGGCATGTAAAGAGCTATCGTATCAGTCGTTCTCTCAATAGTTCTTAGACCCTTACCACTAGTAAAAAGTTTTGCAGCTTCTCGAAAGACTTCTGCTCCGCCAGATGATATACTGTCTACAGTTTCTCCTAATCTACTCAAATAACTTCTAGCTTCTGACTCCGAAAGTCCAGAATATTGTAAAATTGAAGATGCTCCAGAATTTGTTTTATTAGCTAATAATGCACTAATATTAATTAACTGTTTAGTTTCTTTTCTATTTTTTACGTCATTAGAAAAAGTTTTTAAATTTTGTCCCACAGAAGAAATAGATTGTGCAGTTTGGTTTCTTTTCTGATTTGCGTAGATCGTAGGTAAATCTTCTTGAACCACAGGTCTTTTAAATTGAGTTTTTACCTGTTGGTTCACATGTATCACCATATAATGTCCTTTATCTAAAGAACCAATATCGAGTGGATATCTAAGAACATTACTCTCGTATGCACTAGGTAAAAGAGAACCCTTTTGAGCAGTGTTTGAGGGATCTTTTATTTTTATGTCTGTTAAACTGAAAAAAGGCATATTTTTCCTTTGTTGAATATATAATATTTATGCCATATACAGGAAAGTTTACTCCACTCAATCCTTCGAAATATAAGGGTGACCCTACAAATATTATCTTTCGTTCCTCTTGGGAACTGAGAGTTATGAAGTATTTGGATGAAAATCCTGGAGTGGTTTGGTGGGCATCTGAAGAATTATACATTCCCTACAGAAATCCAATCGATAAAAAAATCCACCGTTATTTCCCAGACTTCATAGTAAAAACTCAAAAAAAGGACGGGTCAGTAATGACTCATATTTTAGAGGTAAAACCAGAAGTTCAAACCAAAAAACCCACTCAAAAAAGAAAAACCAAAAGATTTTTACAAGAGTCTATGACCTATGCCATAAATCAAGAGAAGTGGAAGGCTGCCGATATATTCTGTAAAGAAAGAGGTTGGCAGTTCAAAATACTCACCGAAAGGGATTTAGGTCTAGTATAAATAGTCGATGGCATATCTAATCGACCGTATTCAAGCTTCACTACAAAAAGAAGGTTTCGCCTCTAGGTCCAGAGAATCTAGAGATTGGTTACGCACGAAAGTCGCAAACTTAAAACCCACTAAAGCAAGTTTGATGAATGACATGGCAAGACTTCGTGAAAGAAGTATTGTTGGCAGACTTTATTTTTTCGTTTATGATCCTAAGACTAAAGACAAAATGAAGTACTATGATACCTTTCCTTTAGTTTTGCCAATAGAACCCTATAACGATGGATTTTTAGGATTGAATATTCACTATATTCATCCAAAACAAAGATTAATATTACTTGATAAACTAAGTTCCTATGCAACGAACGACAAGTTTGATAACACTACAAAACTTAGGTTATCCTATCAAACACTAAAGTCAGCATCTAAAATTTTTGAACAAAATGCCTGCATAAAACGCTATCTATTTACTCAAATACAATCTAGATTTTTGGAGATTAGTGCGGATGAGTGGGATATTGCAGCTTTGTTACCAGTAGAAAGTTTCACTTCAGAAAAAAAACCAATTTCAAAATCACTAGTATTTCAAGATTCAAAGGAATTATTTTAATGTCTTTTACACCAACTTTATTTCTATCACACATAAAATCTAAAGGTGATTTGGCTAGACCCAACAGATTTAAAATGATTCTTCCTATTCCAAGATATATTGACGGTAACATCGACAGTAACGTATTAGAACAATTATTAAACTTACCAAATACATTAGTTACCGATGTTACTGATTGGGTTAGTCGTGCAACAACATATGAAAGAACGGGAAAATCTTGGCCATCTGGAGACCCAAGAAGAGGGTCGAATCCCAACATAACAAGATATCTATCGTTACAATGTGAAACAGCAGAATTACCAGGAAAAACATTACAAACAGCTGATGTCAAAATTTATGGACCTTCGTTTAAAGTTCCTTATCAAAAACAATACAATGATATAAGTTTAGGATTTATTTGTACAAATGATTTCTATGAAAGAAAATTATTTGATTCTTGGATTAGTTCTATAATGAATCCAATAACAAATAATTTAAGATTCTCTCATGATGAAGAAACTCGTTACATGAGTAATATACAAATTCTTCAATATGATGATTTTATTAAACAAATTTATGCAGTGAAATTAATAGATGCATTTCCAATAGGTGTTGCTGCAATGCCTTTGGCTTGGGGTGATGATGGTTATCATAGATTGACTGTTCAATTTGCATATCAAAAATATGAACCTATCTATGAAGGTTATACAGACCTTGGAGAAGCAGCAGCGTCCTACTTCGGAGCAAAAAGCACAAAATTATTTGAAAATTTCTTTAGATTTTAAATGGAGATACTATGTTACCTAAAATTGATGTTCCAGTATATGAAATAAAATTACCTTCTTCTGGAGAGTCAGTAAGATTTAGACCTTTCACAGTAAAGGAAGAAAAATTATTTCTAATGGCTTATGAATCGGATGATGCAAAATATTCAGTAGACACAATCATACAAGTTTTAAATAATTGCGTTATAAGTGATATTGAGATAAGAGATTTACCAACCTTTGACATTGAATATCTATTTTTAAATCTTAGAGCTCGTTCAATTGGCGAAATTGTAAATCTTCGTTATCGTTGCAATAATGATGTTGGTACCGAAGAAGAACCTAAAAAATGTAATAGTCCGGTTGAAATGCAACTTAATATTTTAGAAGTTGAACCTACAAGAAATTCAGAACATACCAATAAAATAGAAATTACAAACGAATTAGGTATTGTCATGAAATATCCTAAAATAGGACTAATCAAAGACAATACTGAAGTTGATGATTTTAATGTAGTATTGGATCTAATCATTAGTTGTATTGATTACATTTATGATAAAGATAATATTTACTATGCTAAAGATTCAACAAACGAAGAACTTATGGAATTTTTAGATTCTTTACAATCAAAAGATTTGGAAAAAATAAAAACATTCTTTGATACTATGCCAAAACTTAAAAAGAAAGTTGATTTTGAGTGTAAGAAATGTGGTTATCATGAAAACATTGAACTTGAAGGTCTACAAAGTTTTTTCGAATAATTTTTGGTCATGACAACCTACAGAATCATTATCATACCAATTTTGCTCTAATGCAACACCACAAATATAGTTTGACAGAGTTGGAGAATTTGATTCCGTGGGAAAAAGATATCTATGTGA